TCCATCCAGCCACGACCTAGCTTCAGCTTAGATTCAATATCACGGGCCAGCTTATCACCCATCAGATAGGGCTTGCCTGTGCTGGACCGAACTGACTGAGCACGGATAAAAGACAAGGATGGATCATTCCTTCTGCGTCCCAGCTTTTCGTTTAGGGCCGGTATCGTCCCTTCTTCCTCAATCAGCAGTTCGAGATTTTCTCGGCGGATTTCACTTACAGGTCTCATAGTTTTTCTCCTTAAGCACATTAAACAACATTTTGTTAATTTGACATAACTAAATGTTATGCGTAATATCAAAACAAAACGTTATGTAAAGATAGCGATGAAACTGAAACATTATTTTGAAAAACACCCTGAGATTTCTCAGAAACATTTAGCAGAGCAACTCGGTGTTACGCCGGAGTTTGTGAGCATGTTAGTTACAGGCAAGCGGACTGGTTCAATCGAGAAGTGCATTTTGATTGAGGAGCTGACAAACGGGGAGGTAACAGTTGAAGACCTGAGGCCTCAGAACTCTTGGAACAAAATGCGCAACAACCTTTTGCGCCGAATGATCAATCAGTAGGTAGATCATGTCCTGGCAAGATTCAGACGCAGTGCGAAAGCTTTTTGTCGGCAATTCGGCGGCAAAAAGCGTACTGCGCTGCCTGGCTGATTTCAAAAATGAAAAAACGGGGAAGTGTAACCCAAGCACCGACACGATAGCCAAAGAGACCGAGCTAAACAGAAAAACTGTTTACAAGGCCATCACCTACTTGGAAGAAAAAGGGTTTATCCGCAGAGAAAGAGTTGTCCTCAACTCTTCAAATAATTACGTTTTGAATCTGACTGCCAGTCTTGATAGTCCCAAAAACGGTAGTACCAAAAACGGTAGTACCAAATATGGGACTAGTCCCAAAAACGGACTTTCCGTAGTCCCAAATATGGGACGTGTGGTAGGCCCAAATTTGGGACACGAACCATTAAATGAATCAGTAAATGAACCAGTAAATAACTCTATAGGGAGCGCCCCAAACTTTTCCTTAACGTCTCCAGAGAACCAAACCATTTCCAAACCGGAAACAGTTGAGAAAGAAACGAAGCGTCCAAAGAAACAAAAAGTTCCATGTCCTTATAACGAGGATGACCCAATTCCGGAAGAGTTTTTGAAGATCGCTCAGAAGCACAACATTCAAGACCCACAGCAGTTGTTTTCAAAGATGGTCGCTTACTGCAAAGCAAACGGAAAACAGTACGCAGATTACAAAGCTGCATTCACAACGTGGTGTCTCAACGAATCCAAGTGGCAGCAGCAGAAGCCTCCTAATCAAACCTCCAAGTCTTTTGCTTACGAACCTCCAGGCGGTTTCACGGATGAGTTCTACATGAAGGGATGCAAATTTGATAAGAACGGGAATTTAATACTATGAACAATACGAAAGAACCTAGAACCCAAGGCGTTATCAATTCGATCTTGGGCGTGATGACCAAGCGGCAGAGAATCGTTAAGTGTCCTGAGCACGGTTATTACTTGGCTGATGAAATTTGGGTAGGAGAAGAAGTCAAATCTCAGAGCACCTGCCCTCGGTGCATAGAAGAACACCGCGAGGAATGGAAGGCCAAAGAAGAAGCATTCCGCAAGCAACAGGAAGAGGACGAGATTAAACGCAGAATTGAGGCGGTCAGAATCCCTTACGACTATCGAACCAAGGATTTTTCCACCTTCAATCCTGCAAACGAAACCCAGCAAAAGGCGCTTGCACTTGCTAAACGTTTCGTGAAAGGTTTTGAAAAGGCGTGGCAGGGCGGATATGGCCTAATCTTTCTGGGCGCGTGCGGGACAGGAAAAACGCATCTTGCCTGCTCCATCATGATTGAGCTGATCCGCAAGCACAAAGGATTTTTTCCGAAGTACTACCGAGCGGCAGAGATTTTCTCAGGCGTAAGGGATACGTACCGCAACGGCTCAAGCTCGTCTGAAGAAGAAGCGATTAATTTCTTCTCATACATTCCGCTCCTAGTGATTGATGAAATCGGTGTTCAAAAAGGCTCAGACGCTGAACGCAGGATTTTGTTCTCAATTCTTGAGAACCGAATGACTGACAAATATCCCACGATCCTAATCAGCAACTTAAACGCAGAAACCCTATCTGATCTCATTGGGGAGCGCCTGTACGACCGAATCAAAGCAAAGTGTGTTCCGGCCCTGTTTATGGGCGAATCAATGCGTAAACAGGCTACTGCTGATCTTTTCGATTGAGGTGCGTCATGTCGGATTCTGCATGGACGCTTTTGATGATTGTGCTGGCGCCGGTCGTGTTTATCAATCTGGTGCTGTTTGGGTTGCTAGTGAGAGCGGCGTTTGAAATCGGACGGGAGAAAAGACATGAATTTTGATCTTGAGGACGTTGCTTATCTTTCTATGTGCTGCGTGGTGTCCTTGTTAATCGCATTTATTTTGTGGCTACAGAATAAGGATTGATCATGACCGGATGTTGTCTGCACTGCAAGTTTGCCGAAAGCTACTGGATCGATCCAGCAGGAAATGTCCGGCGGCCGCCTAAGACTTCTTTCGGAGACATGAACGTCTACTGCCACCATCCGGATAAAGGTGCTGGCCTCGAGTGCTACCCGATTTCATTTGCTCGGTGCTCGGTTTTTGATCTTGATACGGATGAGCGCATCGAACGCCGGAGGCAATTCTTTTCACAATTCGAGCGATACAGGGTTCATGCAGAACTAATCGCTCAGAGACGATAAAACAACCAGGAGAAAAACATGGAACTATCAACGATCGAAAGTTCGGCCATCATTTTGGTGCTGATCAATCTTGCGGTTTTGTTTGTGGCAGTAATGGCCTTTTATCAAAACTGTGGCCTCAAGATCCAAATCAAATACCTTTGGCTGGCCATTGACGCATTGGAAGAGGAAAACAGAAAACGCAAGCATCAGGAGGGATTATGAGCAAATCCCAAAGAACAAAAGGGGCTGTCGGAGAACGCGAAGTCTGCGACCTGATTTTACGAGACCTCGGAATTGAGGTTCATAGGAATCTACAGCAGACACGGGATGGAGGTGCAGACATCAAACTCAAGCCCTTCTCTATCGAAGTCAAAAGACGCGCTGCTATTGGCAACATCTACGACTGGATTGATCAGGCTGAACGAGGATGTGAGTTTCCAGAGCGTCCGATTGTTGTCTGTAGAGCTGACAGAAAAAAATGGCTAGCGATCATGACGATTGATGAGCTGTTCCGCCTCATTCGCGAAGAAGTAGCAGCCGCAGGAGGTAAGTGATGCGAATTGACAGAATCAAGGGAATGGAAGTCGTACGTTGGACTGCGGAGGAATATCAACACATCCACGGGGAATCCATGTCTGAGTGGTTCAATTGGGTTAGTGACTATGTTGACCCTGATGAAGTCAGGAAGGCCACCTTAAAAGCGTGGGGCCTTCTGAAGTTGAACGATCACCAGATCTATGAGGAAAGGGCTAAAAGATGGATATAGAAACAAGCCTAATGATCATTTCGATAACTCAGCTATTCCTGGCGATCGCGATTGTCTTTGTCAGCCTGACCCAGCGAGACATCCGGATATTTATCCGGAGACTGTCCGCGGGGGTCCAGGATCTAGTTGGCTTACAGATAAAGAACAATTCTCGAGGAAGCGGAGACATTATCGGGTCGAGCACTACGTCGATAGGAAGTTCTTTGACAAAGGATTCTTCGGGCGGAAAATGAACCAAATGAAGGCCGAATTTATGCACCCCGTTGGTCGGCTGCCCCAGCAGCATTCCGTCCACAGAAACACTTTTTATCCTGAACTGGACGCTGCCGACAGCGATTTGGACATAGAGAACGAAGCCGTCCCTAAGCATGAGGCACCTCGTATCAGCGATATAAGGGCGCCCGTCTAGGAATTGTACGGCGCCAAAATACGCGGCAATAACGGCCGCGACGGCGCTAATGAGACCAAAAAAGATTTCCATTGCCTCTCCCCGGATATAGGAATTAATTATCAAGCAAAAATCAACAGGAGAATTCTTTGATCGATACTCACTTCTACGAACGCCTGGCCAACTGGCGACGGGTCTATGGCGACAAGCCTGTCAGATGGCGCTCACCTACGGACACCTTCTGCCGGTATGCCAAGTGTTATTTTGAGCGCGCCCCGGAAACAGAAGAAGAAAAGTTCTGGAGGGAAGTGACCGAGCTTAAGACCCGCGATCCACTTCTTCCGGCGCCGGACTATTCAGACGCCGAGCTTCTGCAGCGCGCCTGGATGAGTTTGCCCGAAAGAGTTGACGGGACAAAGGTAAAGCGTCACATCCGGGTATTCGTTTTCGGCACGCGCAGAGAGTACGAGCGGCTG